TTTGTACTGGTTAGTGCCAGTTTCTGATTGTCTTCCAACGACTTCACCTAATTTTTCTGCGCCTACTTGAATTGCCATTGCAGGTGCAGGCTTAGCAGCTAATGCGTTTACTGCGTTTCTTACTTCGTTTATAGCCGCTACTAAAGGCGATATATCCATACCACCACCACCTAAATTAGTACCAGCAATTACAGTATCATTATCATTTAATTTAATAGCGCCTTCTGGTGATAGCAATGTACGTTTGCCATATCCTCCTTCTGAGAATACGTCGTCACCCTTTTTAGCTTGTGATGCGGCTTCATCTGATGCACTACTCATCATAGATAATACAGATGCAACTCCAGCAACAATTGCTATAGCACCTAATCCTAATGTAAGAGCAGATGCTAAAGTTGTACCAGCTACAGCTGATGTAGCTAATGTAGCAGCCATAGTTACTAAACTTCCTATTGTTCTAGCTAATGATAAAGAACCAATAGCTACAATTGCTGCTTTAAGAGCAAAACCACTACTTGCAGCATCAGATAACATATCAATAAAGGTACCTAAAGGACCTGCTACTAAGTTACCAATTAAATCTTGTAATTTAGTTATAGCATTATTAAATTTTTCTTGTGCTGATTGTTGTTGTATTTGTTTGTATAAAACGCTATCTAGAGGTTCACCTTGCGCTTTTAATGCTTCTAATTGTTGATCAAGAGTCATTTTAGATACATCACCTAGCTTATTAACTTTTTCTTGTTCAATAAGCATCTTACTTACTTCTTCTCTACTCAATCCGAACGCTTCAGCTAATGATTTTTGAGCTATAACGTTCATGTTTTGGAATTCTTCCAATGTACCTACTTGTGAACCTATTTCTTGCATTAATGCCGCTTGATCACCTGTTAAGGCAGCTGCTCTAGCTCTTTCTAAATTAATTTGTTTACCTGTTATTAATTCAGCTTTAAGTTCATTTTCAATTGATGACTCAAAGTTTAAAAGCGATTCAGCAATTTTATCTACATCTTCTAAGTTTAAACCTAATGCTTTTGCTTGTACAACTGCAGCACCTAATGCTTCTGGATTGCCTTGGAATTTAACAAGTATTCCTGCACTTAAATTAGCTACATCTTTTAATATTGTTCTTTGATCAATAGAGATCTTATTTGCTCTTTGAGAAGCAGCTGATCCTTTAATAATTGATTTAGTGGTAGCTTCTATTGAATTACCATTTACAACAGACAAACGAGCTAATTTACCAGCTTCACTTGCTGATAATCCCATTAATTTAGTTAAACGGGTAAAATCTTCAGTTTGTTTACCTGTATATTGAACGGCTATTCCTAGTTCATTTGTTAGCTCACCTTGAGCTTCCATTAACTTATCTGTAGTAATAAAAGCATCTCCTGCTGCTGCAGCATATCTAACAAAGTTTTGGCGTAAACCATTTGCTTGATCTTTAGCTATACCTAAAGATTTAGCTAAATCAGTTGTTTGCTTGTCTGCTTTTAAACCAGCAGTAACAAGGAAAGTTAATAATGTAAGAGGATCAGTTACAGCTTGTGCTATACCTTTTCCTAATCCTACAATACCAGCAAACATTGCTTTTAGAGAACCACCACTTTTAGCAGCATCTCTTATATCTTCTTTTATACCTTCAAAAAAGGTACTACTAATGCCTATTTTACCTAAAGCACCTATTATACCATCTACAGCAGCTCCTGTTAATCCCATTTGCTGCTGGATCTTTATTTCTTCTGCTAATCTATCTTTAGCTATTTTTAATAATTCTTCAGATTGTGCAATTACAAATTCTGCTTCTTTTGCAGCATCTCCTGTAATTCTTTTTTTATCAAGTAATACTTTTAAATTATCTCTCTCTTGCTTAATTTTAGTAATATTACGTTCTATTTCTTTTTTAGACATAGTAGAATAATCTGCCATGTCGTATTTAAATTTAGAAGCAACACTTTGCAATGATCTAAAACTACCTAATGCTGATCTAGTATATGAATTTCCTTTAGATAATTCTTGAACTGAGTCTTGTAAGGATGAGGCTAAACTACTTGCAGAAACGGCACTGGCACCTAAATATTCAGCTGCTTTTTTAGATTCTTCAGTAAGAAACTTTTGATTTTTTGCTGCCTCTTCTAGATTTTTTTCTATAGTAGAAGTATCTAGCCCGAGCTCAGCATAGTAATCTCGTAATTGTTTTATTTCCGCTGCGGTTAATGCCATATAAAGTAGTTAACTACGTATAAATATTAAAAGCGCCTATCTCTTAGGCGCTTTAACTTTGTATGTTGGTGGGGTTATGTTGGGCCTTGCTATATCTTTATTCTGTTTATTTTTAAGTTGATTTTGTACTTTTTCTTGTTCTTCAGCCTGTTTATCATAATGTTCTTTCATTTTATTGAACGTAAATAAACGCAGCCAAATAGGCATATTGTAAACAGTATCCCAATCGTATCCACCATTCCCATTAAATACAATCTCATGTATTTGGGAGAATAATATTAATCTATAGTCCTGAGTCAGGCCAAAAAAAGCTAAGAGAAATCGGTATAGCTATACCCTCCCCTGTATAGTTGCCATCTTCTGGCTTGTACACCAAATTAATATCAGGTTGAATTTTGGAATAATATTCACGTAATGCTCTAGCGTCTTTAGCAATCAAGTAATTATCAACAAAATCACGAATGTCTTTAGCTTCACGTTTACCTTCAACTGAGGTAATCATATGTTTTAAACGTGTAGTAACATCTGTAGTCTGATTTGGATTTACTTTTTGTAAACCTTTAATTTCAGCTTCGATTTTTTGTTCGTCACCATGTGTCAATAACTTGAATGTAATATTATTACCTGAGTGTGGTAATGTAAAATTAAATTCATTTGTGCCACGGGTAAATAATGATTCATCAACTACTTTATCTTCTAATGTAGATAAATCAACAGATACTTCTTTACCACTATAGGTAAAAGAATAATCTTTACCATAACCCAATACACGAGCAGCAACTAATATTGCGTTTTTATCACCGATTAACAATTCATTATAATCAATTGGTGTTACGATTAATGCTTGTAACAATTTATCAATAACAGTGCCCTGACGGATGAAGTTAGCGTTGGTAAGAATATCTTCTTCCTTTGCTGTCATATACTTCATTTCAATTTGTCCCTTAGCTAGTGGGGATGTTTCAGGATACAATAAACCTTTTGAAGGTAACGAAACGATTTCGGTTGGAATTTTTAATTCAGCCATAAACTTTTATTTGTTTTATATATATAAATATACGAAAAAAGAAGGTGTCTGCCGAAGCAGACACCAAAAAGAGAAATATGAAGGAGGAATTAGAAGTTCAATACGCAGTAATCCATAGCGATTGTTACTGATAAGTTGATTGCAGCTTCGTTAGCCCAATCGTACTCACCAAAGGCTGCTGTTTTGCAATAAGCACCTTTGATAATCCACTCACCAATCACATCACCTACAGGACCTAAAATATCTAAAGTTAAATCTTTCTTATAGAAATCAGAGTAACCATCACGACCAGTTACTGATTCGTGTGCCAAACGAGCCCATTCCATTACAGCTTGAGCACCACTTGGTGTTACAGGATCGTATAAGCCTAAAGTCATGTCATTCCAACGAACTTTACCTTTAACTTTACGATAAACGTTTATATGATCTAAAATAATTTCACCAGCCTCAAATCCAGGAGCAGTAGCGCTCTTAATCAAGTACGCTGGAATACCATCGATGTACATGATAAAGCGATTCTGAACTTTTGGTTCAAACGCTGTGAACATTATTTCGTTTGGTGATAATACAGCCATTTTATATTATTGTTTAATTGCTATTAATAAATATTAGCAACTACATCCCCTTATGCAGGGAATGTAGCGCCAGTTGGTAATACGTTGAAGTTCAATATGATAAATTCAGCTGTCTTAGTTGGTTGAATGTAAATCTGACCTACTAATTGGTTTCTATCGATTACATCAGGTGTGTTGTTGGATTCATCCATTACTACCTTGTAAGCATACAAACCTTGTCTTTGTACTACTGAATCTAAATAAGGGTTAACTTGGCTTAAGAAACGGTTACGAGTAACTGCAGTATTTTGTTCGAATACTAAGTTGTTACCTACTTGGCCAATAAAGTCTTTTAATGCAATCAACAAACGACGAACGTTTACACGATCAAGT